TTAGCCAGTCTGGGCGAATGGAAGCCCGAATGGGTCTCTGAGCACGATCCAAAGGGCTGGGCGCAGTGGTATAAGCGTTACGCCGGCGGCCGTCGGCTTCCCGAAGAAGACGAACGGCAGATCAAGCGCTGGACGAGTTTCAAAGCCCGTCACGGCGGGCCATTTGTAAAAAACCCTACACCGCGTAGAGGCTGGGCCCTGCGTAATTGGGGCATTGATCCCAGTAAATTAGTTGCGCCAGACCAGAGCCAAGCCACGGCTGAAATGCTGGACGAGTATCAGCGCAAGGCCATGCAGAAGTATGTGCAGGGCTTGGGCAAACAGGCTGACGCGCTGCCTGCCCAGCATATTCTTGTAAGTGGCCATAGCGGCGCTGGTAAAAGCACGTTGGCTAAAGCGCTGGCAGAAAAATTGAATTTGCCGTATGCACAAGTAGATCACCAGCCTGCTTTCAATGAATTCTTGGCGAACAACACACCAGATAATCATTTACCCGTTGACGCGCCCAAACACGACGAGTTTCGCAAATTATTGCAAGCCACGGCGCGCAAAACCATCAATGACGCCAAACAACCGTCGATTATAGAGGGCGCACAACTTGCTTATTTGCCGCCTGATATTTTGGCGCAGTACAAGCGGATTCATGTTAACCCGTCTCTGCGGCAGGCATATCGGCAGCGTATGGCCCGCACCAAACAGCGTTATTTAAAAGACCCCACGAAACAGTGGACGCCCGAAATAGCGCAAGAAAAGAAACAAACAGCAGACTTAGTGTACGGATTTCACAGACCAGCATTTGAGTCCTACGATAAACTGCCCGGCACGTTGAAGTACAAACCGGGGCAGGATATTGATAAACTAATCGCGCAAATACAGAAAACAGCCGAGTTACTTCCTGAAGTCTCGCTGCAAGACCATCAGCAGCGCATCACGGACAGGGTCACGGGCGAAGACCCGCGCATGCTGGTGTACCACGGGCTTGGTTCTGGTAAGTCTCTTTCTGCGCTTGCTGCTGCCGAGGCCGCCAAGAAAATCTACGGCGGGAATTACGGCATCGTGGTTCCGGCGAGTCTTAGGGGCAATTTCCAGAAAGAAGTAAAGAAATTCACGCGCAACTCTAACCCCGAAATTATGAGTTACACAGGGCTGGGCATGGGTAAGAACTTCAAAGAGCAGCCCGACACGCTGATCATGGACGAAGCAGCAAGGCTACGGAATCCCAACTCAGCCATGACGCAAGCCGCCATGCGTTCAGCCCGTGAAGCCAAGCGGGTTATGTTATTAACTGGCACGCCGATTACCAACGCGCCCAGTGACTTGGCCCCCTTAGTCTCGATGCTGAACGGCAAGAACATCGACCCTGATAGTTTTACAGAACGCTATGTGGGCTACGAGAAGGTCAAACCCGGCTGGATGGGCTGGCTCAAAGGCGTGAAGCCCGGCATGCGGCCCTATATCAGAAACGAACAAGAACTGCGCGATTTACTCAAGGGCCACGTGGATTACCAGCCCAGCAAAACTCCAGAAGGCGTGAACGTCAACGAAGAGATCATCCGCACGCCGCTCTCAAAAGAGCAGCAACGTATTCAGCATGCGATTCGAACTAATATTCCGCCGGGCTTTCTTTGGAAGTTAGACCAAGAGTTTCCCCTAAGCAAAGACGAGTTAGCGCGGCTCAATGGCTTTCTCACTGGTATGCGCCAAGTAGGTTTGTCCACGCAGCCATTTCGGGCTGACAAGAACCCGCTAAAAGCCTTTGATCAGTCGTCAAAACTTACGACTGCGATGAAAAATCTTCGCAAGACGCTCGACGAAGACCCGCGCAAGAAGGCTATTATTTACTCGAACTTTGTTGACTCTGGGATTAATCCGTACGCGGCTGCTTTAGAGCGCGACAAGATTCCGTACGGTGTATTCCACGGCAGCATACCCGCAGCCAAGCGGCAGCAGTCCCTGAACGACTACAACACCGGGAAACTACGTGCGCTTCTTCTGGGCCCCGCGGCGGCCGAGGGTATTTCGACCAAGGGCACAAGTTTAATCCAACTTCTAGACCCACATTGGAACGAAGCCCGGCTGCAACAAGCCAAGGGTCGTGGTCTGCGCTTTGACTCGCACGAGGGTTTGCCAGAAGAACTCAAGAACGTCGCGGTCCAAAGATATCTGAACCAGTCAGAAGAGCCGGGGTTCTTTGGCAAGAAGTTTCTGGGCAAAAAACGGGAGCGGACGGCCGACGAGGTGCTGGAAAGACTCACGGCTGAAAAAGAGCAGTTCAACGAGAAATTCCGCAATATTTTGCGCGAAATTGGCACTAACCAGCCGCCTGTCAAGACCGCCGCCTATTCTTTTGGCGCGCAGGCTGGTTTGAAAACGGGTCTGAAAACGGGGTGAAAAACGACTGAAAAGCGAACTCCGGCTGTTATCCGAAACTCGTTATTCAGAACTCTCTGGGCCTGATACAATCAGTCTCTGTCGGCAAGGATGCCTACCGGGAGACAGAGCATGGCGGCTCGATTTACACAGTACCGGTATCTACTTAGAATGCTCAAAACCGAGTGTTCTGTTGCCTTCCCGGTTAGCGTCCGGCGGGTGCGGCTCTCTAAATTAGAGGGTCGGTGCTGGAAAGACGGCAAAAAGTTCCACATTCAGATAGATAAAGCCCTCGACGAATCCCGGGCGATGGACGTGTTGCTGCACGAATGGGCGCACGCAAGGGCGTGGAACCACATGCTCGACGCCGCCACGACGGACGAGGCATTTAATAAGTTAGCCCATGACGCAGCGTGGGGTGTAGCCTACGCTGAAATTTATTCTGCGTATGAGCAACGGTTTACGACAGCCCATATGTGAAAAAACAACTCAAACCGCTTTCACGCGAAACGCTGCTTGCGCACGGCAAATGTTGCGGCCATAAGTGCCACAACTGCCCGTACACGCCGAAGCATACAAAAGGCGTTGTGCAGGTGCGCCATGAAAACACTTAAGCAACTCTGGGCGCACCTGCTCAGATTCTTTCTTCCGCGCACTGTTCTTAAGATGCGCGAGAACTCAGGCCGCTGGAAAAGACTCCGGCTAGCGCATTTAGAGAAAGAGCCGTGTTGCGCTGTGTGTGGCCGCAACAAAGACGTCGAGGTGCATCACGTTGTTCCCGTGGCATTTGAGCCGCTCCGGGAATTTGACCCGCACAATTTAATAACATTGTGCGCAACGCCGTGCCACTTCATGTTCGGCCATTTTTTTTGCTATCACTGTTACAATAAAGACGTCCGCAAAATGGCGGCGGAGTTTAAAGCCGCGCTCGCAAAACGTCAGTGCCTCGAACGATTTCGGTGAAACCTATGGCTGTTCCAGATGATATCAAAACGCTCACGCTACTTGAGGACTTCATCTCGCGAGACGAAGAACGCGTATTAATCTCCGCTATTGTGGCCGGTATTCCCACCGGCACGGCGCGCCGAAGAACTGGCTCGCGTAACATCGTGCAACGTTGGGGTTCTTCTGTGCCGTACGTAAACGATGTGTTGTCTGACGTTATTCCAGACCATTTTCAGTTCTTGCTCGATAAGTTAGTGCAGCAGAATCTCGTTCCTCAGCGGCCTGATTCGATTACGATGAATCAGTATTTAGCCCTGCAGGCTATTTTGCCGCACATTGACTCCAAAGAAGGCGGGAGCGTTATTACCGTGTTAAGTCTGGGTTCGCCGGCTGATATGGTCTTTCGCCGCGCTGGGAAAGAATTTTCGGTCGCACTCCCGCCCCGAAGTCTGGTACAGATGCGCGACGAAATCCGGTACAATTGGACCCATGAAATCCTTCCAGTTGTAGCAACGCGGTATTCGCTGGTATTTCGCGACGGCAAAGAAAAATAAAACTGTGTCGCCCGTGTGTTCTTCAACAAAGAAAGCCCTGTATATGACGCCCTTTGCTTTCGGTCGGTCTTTAAAGACAGCATTTGAATTGCCGCCCAAACCCGCGGAAAACCCGACCCAGCCTGTGCCCACGCGCGGTGCCTTAGCCGGCCAGCCACAGCCAAACTTAACGCAAACGGCGCCCAAGCCTATAACCACCGGCGGTACTGCGCCACTCCCCGCGCCCAAGCCGGTCGCTCCGCCTGTTCGCAAGAGCATTCACGCCGCGCCGACGAATGCGTTTCAGTCATGGCTGCAAACGCCGGGTGGCTTCATGGGCGGCGCGGGCGCGGGCGGCACCGGCTCGCGCTGGTACAACCCGTGGACGAAGCAAGAGCAAGTTCAAGGCGCCGGCGAGCAGACGATGAAACGTATTGGTCAGGGCGCATTGGCCGTCGGCGGGTTGGCCGCAGGCGGCGCGCTAGCGTTGCCCGCGGTAGCGCCGGGCCTTGCGGCTGCACCGCTGAGCGCCGTCCCGGGAATGGCTGCCACGGCGGCCACGAATGCCGGCACACCGGCGGCGGCTGGCTTAGGCGCTGCAGGCACATGGGCTTCTAACCAAGCCCAGCGCGGCGGCCAAGCGGTGAACAACGCCATTAATTCTGCACAAGATTTTGGAAATTCTATTGCCGCTAATTTATACACACGCACACCAGAATCTGTGCACCACGCGTTGCACCATTATGGGGAAATCATGGAGCCTGTGGAAAAATCATTTCCAAGTGTAGATAAATACACGACGCCATTTGAGAACCTAGCCCACGAAGGCCCGCACATGGTAGAGCACCTTATGGAGACCGGCGACCACCTTGGGCACGCGATGGCGGGAGTGCGATAACATGCACAAAGTCTCGCGAACAAAACTATCAAAACCAGTCCGAACGGCATTTGTGTCGGGTGTGTCAAAGTACGCCACCGTCATGACAAGTCCGCCTGTTCCCGCCCCGTCGCCTAAAATTGGAACGCCGCCGCCTGAGTTTAAAGTTAACCCGCCGCTGAAAACACCGCAGCCAGCCGCGCCTACTCCTGCGCCTACTCCTGCGCCTACTCCTGCGCCTACTCCTGCGCCTACTCCTGCTCCTGCTCCGGTTTCTCTGCCGCCTGTGCCCGGAAGTTCTAACCAGAACGCGCCAACGGTCATGCCAACCGCACCTGCTCCGCCAACGACGCCAGAAACGCAGAGCGAAATCCCTACGACTTCTGGTGTGCCGGCGACGGTACCGAACACAAACACGAATACGCCGGCTCAGCCGGTAACACAGCAGCAGCCGCCAACACCAGCGCCGACAACACCACCGCCGCCACCAGCGTTCAAAGAAGAAGACGTTAACACGATGGTGGCGAAGTTGCCAAAGAATAGCAATATATCGCCAGAGCAGAACAAACAATTCGCCACTGAAACGTTGACGTGGATGCAGCAGCCAGAGAACAAAGCGTTGTTGCAGGGCGCGCAGGAATACAAAGACGGCAACATTAACACGCCGGGTGCCAAACAATTTGCCGCGGAACTCGACAAACGGCGCGGTACGTTTATCGAAGAACAGATGGCGAAAGCCACCGCTGCAGACCCTGCCGCGGCTTCAACGCCACAAGGTTGGGGCGGCATGTTGCAGCAAGCCACGGCGTCGTGGGAACAAATGCCGACAGAAATGAAATTGGTTATGGGGTTGGGATTAGGCGGCGGGTTACTCGGCATGGCGTCGTCGATCTTTGGCGAAGGCGGCATGGGCATGGGTTTACTCGGTTTACTTGGCTTGGGCGCGGCTGGTTTGACGGGCGCCGCTGGCGGCATGTTCGGCCCTAATGCGCAGCAGGGCGTATCTGACGCGGCTTATAATTTAGGTTCTTTTTTCGGTGCGGTACCAGACGCCGGCTCCATGAAAGGCAAGTTTACACAACTGAAAGACCCAAATGCTGTTGCGGCGTTATCTGCGCCGCCAACAGCGAGCGAGCAAAACAGCGCTTTTTGGAATCCACAAGCAGCCCAAGCGAGGATCAGCGAACAGGTGGCGCTGGCTGAGAAAGCCAAAAATTTTGCAATGGTTCCAGAAAATATGCGTGTTGATTGGGTGCGCAAAATGGACCCGTCATTGACACCAGAAGAAGCGGGCGTGGTCGCGACCAATCTTATTGGGCTGTCAAATCAAATGAATGACCCGCAGAGTGCGTTGGCTAAAAAATTACAAAGTGCTCACAATTTTGCTGGTGCGAAAGACCCCGGCGCTTACGTCACGCAACAGGCGGTGAACTCTGCTGTAAACACCGGCCGGAACGCGTGGAACTCTGCGTCGAATGCGGTATCCGACGCGTGGAATGGTGCGCGTGATTATTTAACAAAGAAAAACGAAGACATGACCATTTACAGACTTATTGAGAAATGGGCGTTCAATGACGTAGACGCCAAGGAACTTAGCGACCTCAAAACCGAGCAGGCCAAGGGCGCGCCGTACCGGGTAGAAGACGCCCGCCGCGAGCAAGAACTAGAAATGCGCCGGCAGGCTGAAACATCGACGGCAAAGCAACCCGTTAGCGTCAAGAAAGTGACTGTAGTAGCGTGCTCGAAATCGGCAGCCACCTCGCCGGCATGGCAACGCGCCGCAGGCAAGAACGACGAAGGCGGTTTAAACGCCAAGGGCCGCGCCAGTTACAACAAGGCCACGGGCGGCCATCTCAAAGCGCCCGTGACTGAAAGCAACCCCACCGGTGAACGTGATAAACGGCAGAACTCTTTTTGTTCAAGGATGTGCGGAATGAAGAAACACGAAACAGGTAGCGAAACTAAGAAAGACCCCGACTCGCGCATTAACAAGTCTTTGCGCAAGTGGAACTGCAAGTGCTCCGCGGCAGAAGAGTTTGGCGCCAAAATAGCGCGCTGCTGGACTGGCTACGAACCAGTGCCGGGCAAGAAGCCCTACAGCAACGACTCGTGCCGGCCTGTCGGCAGCAAGAAAAAGAAGAAGGAAACGAAGAAAAAATAAATCACGGAAGGACACACTATGGCACGACGCCCGGCGAAGAAGTCAGCAGCGAGGGCCAAGCGAAAAGAACAAAAACAGGAGAAGCAAGTCCAGAATATCTATAAACCAGTTGACATCGAGTTTCGCACGGAAACCCAGCAAGACGCGTGGGAATCTATGCAGAAAAACTTGGTGACGTTTCTGCTGGGTTCAGCCGGCTCTGGTAAGACGTTTCTTGCCATGGCGTACGCGATCAACGCCGTGCTTTCCAAGCAATGCGAGAAGATCGTGCTCACGCGCCCCATCGTCGAATCTGGCGAGAAGTTGGGCTTTCTGCCGGGCACGTTTGGCGAGAAGGTCAATCCGTACATGCAGCCGCTGTACGATACGATGGACGTCATGGTCGGGAAATCTGGCCCACAGCGCGAGGCTATTAACCGCGCTGTCGTGCTCGCGCCGCTGTGCTATATGCGCGGCCGGACGTTCAACGACTCTGTTTGCATCTTTGATGAAGCCCAGAACGCGAACTATCCGCAACTCAAATTGTTCCTAAGTCGGTTTGGGCAAAATACGCAATTTATCATCACCGGCGACCCGCAGCAGAGCGATCTGTTCTACAAAGACGTGCCGTTGTCAGAAGTTGTGCAAAGGCTGAAAAACGTCAAAAACATCGCTACGGTGTCGTTCGGCAACGACGACGTAGTGCGCCACCCGTTAGTGGCAGAAATACTCAAAAAACTCTGATATTTTGGTTGACGGATTTCTGACCCCGCGCTAGACTTTGCCGCGTTACGCAACACATGCGGCTGGATATGCACGTGTCACAGAACCGTCTGCCCGGTATCAGTTTCGTTATCCGCGCACGTAACGAAGACCGAATTCTGTTTGATAACTTAATGGCTTTGCGCGGTATTCAAGTACCGCACGAAATTATTGTTGTTCTCCACCGGTGCCGCGACGACTCCAAAGAAGTCGCGGAAACGTGGCAAAAACAGGGGCTGCCCATACAGATATTTGAAGACGAAACTGTGGTGTCGCGTGCTGGCTATGAAACGCTGGTAACTCCCGCGAGCCACCCTAACTCGTTTTCGACGTTCTCTGCCCGCTGTTTTTCGCACGCCAAATACAACTGGCTCGTTCGCTGGGATGCTGACTTCGTCGCCACCGATTATTTCATTGAGTTCGTGAACACCACGCTCGACATCGCCGATACGCAGCCCAAGTCGTACGCGTTGCAGTGTGCGCTTGGCGACGACGCGATATGTCACGAAGAGTACCTGTTCAACACATATCTTGGCTTTACCAAGTATTTCTGTTGGGAGGCGTGCCAGCAGGCTGAGCCGCACGAAGTCATTTGGATGGACAAGACGTGCATGAAGTCCGTCTCGCCCGTCCCTGTGAAGCCATACTGGCGCGAACCCCCGTGGTTCTTGTGCGACGATACCCGCGACGAAATGCTGGCTGAGAAGTACGCCATTCTCGTCAGCGCCGTCGGGCCAGAGCCGCCCGGGTTTGCGCGGTCAAACAATCCAGAGTTTCTAGCGCACTGGGACAAACTTGCGCAGCAGATCAACGATCTCGCGCAGTATCACATCTATCCGACGCGGTGAGTTATGCGGCGCATCTTGTTTTTTGTGAACAATAATTGGGTCTTCGGCAAGATACATAACGCGTTGATCAAGACGCTGTATCCCGAATACCTGTGCGACATTCGCTGTTGGACAACGAACTTGTCTGACCTAGAGGCGAAGTACTTCAATGAGAAGTACGACTTATTTATCAGTACGCCCGAGGGCTGCCACCATCTCGCCACGCAAAGCGGCATTCCGTACAGCAAACTTGTGGCGATTGCGCACGCTGACTGGGATATTCATGTGGCGGTGACTCAGAACGGCATGACCGACGAGAACTTTCAGGCACTGCGCGGCTACGCTGTTATTTGCCCGCTGATGCAGCAGATTTCGTTTGTGTACGGCATTCCGAGAATTCCAGCCGTGCTGCCTATTGGCGTAACGTGCGCTGACTATGTACGGCCGCCATCGCAGGCTCTGACCCGCATTGGTTACTTCGGTAAATATGAACGTACACTGCCGAGCCAATTAGATATCAAACGCGGATATTTAGCCGAGCGCGTGGCCAAAGCAGCCGGCGTTGAACTCGTGCGCCAAGAGGGCGTGCATTTTTTAGTCACAGAAAGCCTTTACAAATCCGTAGATTTAGTTATGTTTTGCTCACTGATCGAGGGCAATCCATACGTAGCACTTGAGTCTTTCGCGGCCGGTGTGCCTGTACTGGGCACAGCAACTGGTATCTTTCCTGAACTTGCAAAGTCTGGTGGCGGCGGAGTGCTGCCGTTTGAAGAAGACGAATTTGTAGCCAACGCGGTCGAAGTGATTCGCGCGTTGCAAGAAAACCCGGACCTGTATCAGCGGATGAGCGCCGCGGCTTTAGCCGAGGGCAAGAAACACGACTGGTCGGTCCTTAAACAAACGTGGTTGGAGTTTCTACAAAGTCTCTCATAACAAAATAAGGAGGTTGCATGGACGCAACCAAAGCCGAGCCGCGATCAAGGAAGATCGCGCACAACATTGTGGTCGGTAAACGCGGCGAGTCGATTATCACTAATTACGCCTTGCGCGAAGGTATTACGCCGAACTTCCCGTCGTCTGACAACTGCTACGACATGCTGACTGACTATCTGGGGCGGTTTTGTCGCGTCCAGATTCGCGCGTCGGGCTGGCATCCCGACAAGCCACACCCGACATCGATGCCAACGTCCTTCTCGTTTTCTATTTTACGAACGCGGCGCAAAAAGCGCGTGGACGAAGAGTTGTGCATGACGCGCCGCCGGCACTTTCGTGACGACGAAATCGACGCGTTTGTCTTTGCGCACGTGGACTACAATGCGATATTTGTAATTCCCGTAGACTCTATAGACCTAAGCCGCACGAAATACACAGTGTACGTTGGCGGTGAGTGGCACAACGCGTGGAACGTTTTAAAATAGGAGGCCAGCATGACGCTGCCAGAGTTTCTCGACAAGATGAACGCGGACCTCAAGAACGAGTGGACGCATTTGCAATTCTATCTGTATCACGCTGCCGCGGTGGCCGGCCTGCACGCTGAAGAGTACAGCGAGTTCTTGTCCGACGCGGCCAAAGGCGAAATGGACCACGTGCTTGCGTTCACGCGACGCCTAATCGGCTTGGCGTACCGGCAACCGGCTTCCGACGGCCACGTGTTCCCGAAGTTTATGCTCGTAGAAGATATCTTAGCGCACGCCATCTT